GTCCAGTGGGCAGGGTCCTCTGCAGAGGAACACCATACCCGGAGGATCCTATTACCTGGATCAAGGCTGGGTTGCCAAACCCACACGGCTATGCAGAGCCGGCCGGCACGCGGAGAACCACGTGGCTGATCACCTCCCACCCACACACCACAGATGTGATGTCCGACCTCGACCATTGCCCGAAGGCAATCCCAGGTGTGGCTTACCTGAGTCCCTCCCTAAGTGTAATCATCTCTGGCTGAATAGAAGGAGAGAGGATGTCCCCCAAAGCGGGAAACGGGTTCCAGCGACGCTGGATGCCATTAGCCAGTTTGGCAATAGTTTGTGCGGTCTCTTGTCGGTTCACACGCGCCGCACTGCGCATGTAAGCCTGGTCTTCAATGCTGGCAAAACCACGTACCCCGCCCCGGCCACCCGAGGGTGCCGGGGGGGTATCCTACCGACCCTTGTTCTGAAGCATGCCCATAGCTTTGTCAGAGACCACGGGAATAGTGCGTTCAGAGATGTTGGGCACGGTATTCTGAGTCCATCTTGTGTAGACGGAATGGCAGAAGGTGATGGTGTAGTCTTGCGAATCTACAGGAATCTCCTGCAGAAAGAAGATAGTGCTCATCGGTCTTTCATAATCATCTAGCACGGCAACGCCTGGCCAAGTGAAGACGTGAGAGGCAAACGAATCGACAGTGTCAACGCCGACCCATTGCCTGAATCCCTCGTACTTGACTTGATCCACCACACTACAGGAGAAACTTACCCCGGTACCTAGTTCATTGCCTGACAACTGCAACGATTTAGGATGCGTTGCAATACCATCAAAGAACGTGGTCATTTGGGCAAGGGTCATTGCAGAGGGTGCGGCTGGTAACGCAATGCGCGCATCCGAATGAAGCACAATTAGCCTTCCACCGGCTTTGAGCTTGGAGGTAGTGTTAACGATCCTTATACCTGCTTTCATTGCCCTACCCGAAGTCGGCCCACCAGAGGATGGTGAAGCACTGTACAAAGGTACGTCGTAAGAAGCAGTGCCAGCCACTCCATCCGTGTACATCGTGATTGCCACGGTAGCCGAGTGTCCAGTGTTGCTGACAACAAACAACCTCCTTGCCGTGAGCCCAGTGGGCAGGTTCAGCAAGCGTAAAGAGGAAAGACCCAGTGCTTTACCAATGTAGCGCGACACTGGCACCTCAGCAGGGCTCTCAATGCTGAAGACGTTACCTGTATTGCGAAGAGGAGCAATGCGCTGCTTACTCGACTTAGCAGAGAGGGTCTTCGTCTGTGGTTGGCGCATTTTCGCAGCCTTGCCCTTCGCTTTCGGCTTCGCTTTCTGGCCATTTCCCTTTCCGCTGCTTGGCATCTTAAACCTTAAACCTTGAAACCTTAAACCTTAAACCTCAAGCCTATTGGCTGAAATATTGGCTCAACGAGAACTGTCTCTCGGAGCAGTGGGAACGCTTGGACTAAAGTCACACTAACCTACACCTTAAATGCCACCAGTTGGTGGCTGTCGCCCGGGTAACCTCAGCTTGCAGGTGGCGCACCCCGGTAAGTAGCCACAAGGAGTACCAAGCTGGAACCGTACCATAACCCTTTCGTCTAGAGAACCTGCGGACCTTACAGTCTATCATCCGCCGACCCCCCTATCCAACGACTATCGCGTGCCAGGAACACGGAACTTCCAAGGCTGTCTACCCAAAGATTTCATTGGGCTGGAGTACACCGCTAGGACTAAGGATTGACGCATCACCTCCGGCTAGAGGGAAGAAC